TGCGGTTCTTTACCGCACGAAGTGCAATTTTTGCTTTTGCTGCAGCTGTTTCAGAAGCCGTGACCGCTGTGTCTTTGGCTGACATGATATCTGCACCCACTTGGTCAAGATATTCGTCTATCACTTTCTTTTCTGTGTTTGTGTACGTGTCGAGTTCTGTTTTCTTTCCACTCGTATATGTGTCTAGCTCTGTCTCTTTTTCTGCAACATGCGTATCGAATCCTGATACCGTGTCGCTCGCTGACTTAGCCGATGCAGATGCATTGCTTGCTGATGTACTTGCTGATTCTGCATAACCTCTTGCAGTTTCCACAGAGCTTTCAAGAGACTCTGTTGCATTGTTGATAAGTGTACTTGCACTCTCCGCTTTTTCCGTTACATCATCAATGATAGACTGTGCTTGATTGGCTGTTTCAAGAGCCTTGTCTGCATTTTGCCCAGCTTCAATAGCCTTCTGAATATCAGCAATCTCTGAATCTGAAACAATGGTACTGTCTCCGATTGGGTTACTGTCTACGATAACCTCGAATTTTGCTGTGCCTGCATGTGAGGAATCTGATTCCATGATCTCGACCGTTACTTTGCTTCTTCCTGCAACGCAAGCCATCTGTTCCGTAACTTTAAATGTAACGGTTGACCCACTGACCGTTCCTGTTGCTGTGCATCCGTGTTTGTCTGGTTTCCCCCAACGAATCGTTGCACTGTATCCACTAGGAATCGTGTATTCTTGCCCGTCTTTCGTGATATGCACTTCAATCTCAGGCAGTGATTTATCATACTGCATGAGGTGGATAGGTTTCGACAGTGTGCGTAAATCGCCAATGTCTACTGTTGTTGTATGTTTGATTGACATGTTATCTCCTTTCTATAAAAGAAAAGAGTGAATCACTTCACTCTTTATTCTTCAATCATTGGTGTAAGTGCAGACAAAGTTTTCATTGGAAGGCTGATATCCCCAAGGTCGGAAAGTTTGAACTTTTTGAACTCTATCTCACACTCTTGAATGCCGATTTCGTTAAGCTCTTTAACGCAATCGTTGTAGTGCTCGTTAGACGGAGAGACGTTACCGTCTTTATCTGCGTACTTCTTAATGATACCGTTACGCATCTCATCAAAAGATTTTAATGCGTCTTGTAATGTGTTTCGATTCTGAATGATTTTGAAACCAACATTTACAGGAAACGTTGAATCTGTGCCTTGCACTTCCTGTAACTGTGTGAGTAAGTTAAACGCTTGTGTGTAGTTCATAAATTTTCCTCTCTTATCCATAAATTTTAAATTGAGTTTGGTCTACTTTTGCCCATAATGCTGAACCTGACCAGCCGAACGCTATGCTATGCATTCCCCATCCAGATGCAGCATAAGTGACAATGGATTTTCCATAGTCTACACCGTTGAACCAATAGCATACATTGTCCGAACCAATATAGTTATAATTGTTGTTTGTACCAAACTGTATCCTGTTTGTGGCTCGAATTAAAACTGTACCATCACCACCGGCGGTATTGAACAAAGATACTTGTGCTTTAATTGTTGAGTTATTATTTCCAAACAGATACATATCAATTGCCCCATAATCGCCGTTGTCATCGCTTGTACTTCTTGTTCTAATGAGTGCTCGCATCAGCGAAGGAGTTTCCCAGTCATAGGAACACATTTGACAATAATTTTCTTTACTTGCTGCATATGCATAAATTTTTGACTTTTCACCATTGTTAAACCAGTTCCCTATTGCAAACTGGCTAGTTTTGGATGAAGCCTCAAAGTCAATATAGTTTGTTGTAACTCCATCAAACTTGTTGTACATTTCAGCGGATGATTTGGTGCTTGTCCTAACTAAAGATATAAAATTTTCCGCCTTTGAATCATGTTTGTTTGTTAAAAGCAATCCGTCAACGCTGTGTACTACAAACTGTCCAGTTCCATCGAATAGCACTCCACTACCGTCTGGGTTGGATGTCATTTTTAGCGTCTTACTGCTACCGAACTCAAAACCTACTGTATTCGCTTTAAAGGTTATCAAGCCAGAACTGATCGTGATATTATCACTTTCAATCGCAAACTGTGACCTTACATTGCCTTTAGCTGTATACGTATCTGATGCACTGTCTTTTGTAAGATAGTCTGTTTCAACTGTAATCTGGAATCTTTCAGCATCTTGTTTGACGGAAGATATACTTTTTTCGAGTGTTTCAACCGAACCTGCAACACCCTCTGTTGTTGCGTATGCACTAAGGCTCAACTCTCCAGTTTCTAAGTTCCAGTAGTTCTCCCCTGTTGAGTCCGACAGAGTGCCAGCTTTTATGAGATTAGCAGTTAAAGTACCTGTTTTAATTGCAGTGGCATTGATTACTCCTTCCGTAAGCATCGCAACATTGTATTCCCCATTGATACCTGTTGTACTTCCACCGATACCATTCATATTGAAACGCAGTACTTTCTTTGCAGTTCCCACAGAATCCGTATCCATAGCGTATATCTCGTTTGGTTGTCCGTCTGCGTTCGTTCCAATCACGATGTGACCACCATATGCGCCTTTGAGCAGTTCAGATGCGTGTTCGATAGCTGACTGTAAAAACGTTTTATTATTTGCAGCTTGGTCGAACAAATCAGAATAATATGAATCACTCTTACTGTCAATCTCTGCAATTGTTGTGCTGAGTCTTGCTTTTGCATCTCCAATCTCAACTGAGTTGTAGCGTTCTCTTAATGAATCCCACTCATACTCGATTACTCTTGCTTTTGCACTGACACCAAGTGTCGGATAATCGACATAGACAGTATCGCCAAGGGAAACTGTTTCGAGTGGTGCAATGTTTGCATACTCAACCGTCTGAGACAAGTCAAGAAAAGAAACATCCAGGGAAACTCTAGGCTCTGTCAGATTATTTCTTTCTACGTAATAGCGTGCTTCTCGGTTTACATCTTTGACAGTAATCTTTGTCTCTTCGCCATTTTCGCCTTGGAACTTATCAGACAAATCCAAGTTTAAGATTCGCATTTTTGATTCTGCTACGTTGAATAATGTGATTGTGTCTCCGATGATTGTATTTTTATTACTGTCTTGAGCATATGGAATGACGTGTGTATAAACATTCTCATTCGTTTCATCTTGCGTTATATCCGTAAGGTTTTTCCCGTACTTGATCTTCACACCATGGTCTGCACCACGCTTAGCCAATAATTCCACTTTCAAGTTATCGTAATGGTATTCACCACCGAAGATATCAATCAAAGAACCTTCTTGTCCACCGAACAGTGCTCGACATGACTGTGGTTTCTCATTTTTAAACTTATGTGTTCTATGTGTAGAATCGTTAATATCTGTTGAGATACTAAACGACTTTCCCCCTGTCATGTTATCCCACAATGCAACAAGTGTAGGCCTCACATAATCAGATGTAAACGGAGCAACGCTCGTGTACGAAAGATCGTAAGTAATATGGTTCAACTCATATTCGACAATTCCGTTTAAAGGCTTTGAAACATTAACGATTCTGAATAACTGTGGTTCATCAAACTGGTTCGCTGACAGTTTAATAATTCCCTGTAATTCAATCTCGTTGAAATGAATACCGCTGACTGGGTATTTCATTGTCGCTGTGTACTGTCCGTTTAAATGCTCTGTGACAAGCAATTCAACGCAATCATTCAATCTTCCGAGACCGTTAGTTTTATCGTTTGCCAGTACCTCTAACGTTTTTTTGTTATCCATTAAAATAGGTTTCATATGTTATACCACCTTGGAATTAAGCTGATTGACATTCCTGCAGGAACTGTAATTCCAAATGTTCCGACAGGAAGTAAAAAGAATGTTGTTGACGTTGTAGAAATATCACTGTTTCTGTTGTCAAGTGTTCCATTTGTATAAGCATCTTCTGTATCACAATCCAAGACAAGATTATTGCCTGAATTGTTAAGAACTTCAATTTCAATATCGCTGATCCGGAGTTTCCCTGTACCTATGACATAAATCAAAGGCTTTGCAGTGTGTCTTGTAGGATTGTTAATTCGATGATTTCCTTGTGACAGTTCAATAGGAACTTCCCCAGATTTCAACCATCTTTCAGGATGGCAGATAAAATTGATTGTTGCACTTCCTGCTTCGTTGAATACAACTTCTGGATCGAGTCCTTCTTCAACTCTTGCCATTCTGTATTCATCTGGATGATAAGCATCTTCCAATCTGCAGAAACCTTTAGAAGCGTTCAGAAAATCCCCAAAGTCTAGAAATTTGTTTTCAAAGTTATCTACAACAAAGAAGTCATAAGGAATGGTAACATCCTCATAGCCATCTTCGGTTACAAGAACGTCACCATTTCTGCCTACGACTGTTTCTGTTGAAACTCTTTTGTTCGGAGTTTTCCAAGTACCAGTGTTTGAACATCTGACATTGAACTCTAAACTGTTTTTTCCATTAAATTCAAAATAGTCATACAGTGGTTTTGGTAACATTATACAAACACCGCCCTTTCTTTCTTGATTGCTCTGTCAATCTTATCTGCAACAATATCCGCTAATTCGTTAGGGTCTGTTACACCATCAGCATTTACAGTTACATTGATAACATTTCCACCTTGGGAAGATTCTGAAACAAGTCTCCGCAGATAGTTCTCTCCGATTACAATTTCATTTCCATTTCCATCTCCAAAACCTTTATAACCAGAAGCGGTTGGCAAGACTGTTGGAGATGTGAACATCATTGCCTGATCATATGCTTTCTTGTACCAAGAGACATGCACTGTTGGCACTCTCTTTGTCTTTGCATTAAATGAGCCACTCATTGAGAAGTGTGGCAATGCGATATTCTGGTTAAAGCTGAATCTTGTGTTTGCAAAAGTGTTCTGTAACTGTCTGATAGAAGAATTGACTTCATTCACAACATTGTTCATTGCATTTGAAATTGACAGTCTGTTGAATGTGTTGTTCATCGAATTGACAGAAGAAGTGATAGAACTTGCCAGACTGCTGACAGTTCCCTTGATACTTGTTGCAGTCGTACTGAATGTTTTCTTCATCGTAGACGTTGCAGAAGTAGTACTTGAAACCATCTTGTTCGTTGCATCTGTTACAGTGATAGACGCTAACTTGTTGTTGATTGTATTAACCGCAGAATTTACTTCAGTCTTGAAATTAGACGTTGCTTTGCCCATTGTAGTAACTGCTGTTTTGTACAGTGACTGCATTGTTGTAACTGTGGAATTTAATGTCTTTATAGATGATGTTGTTGTTGTTGCTGTTGTTGATACAGAAGTAAAGTTTTCGGACATTGCTTTTATAGCTGGATTGAACGTTAAACTGGAAAGAGAAACAGTTCCCATTCCTGCCGCTAACGTTGCAAGCCCTGCCGCCAATGCCAACGCTCCTGCACCTGCAATTCCTGTGCCTGCTCCAAGCAACGCAATAGAAGCAGAAAGTTCAGCTATTGCAACTGCTGCTGAACCACCGTATTCGCCAATCGTTGAAAGGTTTGGTGCTAGTGTTGCTAAGCCTGTACTTGCAAGTAAAACACCACCACCGACTAATGTGACAGACGCACCAAATGCTAGCATGCCAACAGAAGCAGCTGTCAGACCTGTTCCGACTGTGCCGACAGTCACTAGCAAAGCACCTAAGCCAACAACCATTTCTCCAAGTGCAACTGCTGCTAACGGCCCAGCTTGCCCAATTTCGGCTGCACCTTGCGCCATCAGCTTAAAGCCTTCACCTGCAAGTAGTAAGCCTGCACCTAATGCAACGATCTTCAGTGCCTGTCCTGCAAGCTGTCCGAATGACACTGATGCAGTGCCAACTGTTTCACCTGCTGAACTTGCGTTTGTTGCCAAATCTCCGACAGAATTAGAAGCTGTGCCAACTGAATCAGAAATACTTGAAGCTGAGGAAACAACAGATGTTGCCTTTCCTGTAAAGCCACCAAAATTTGTGATTGTTGTTCCAATCCATGATGCCAGACTTCCGACACCTGAAACAAGTGTTCCGACACCTGAAATGATCCTTCCGCCGATACTTAGCACTGGTCCAGCCACCCCAACAAATAGCGCAGCCTTTGCAATTAAATCCTGTGTTTTTGGATCTAGTTCTGAAAACTTCTGTGCAAGGTCAGAAACACCAGTAACGATGTTTTCAACCGTAGGAAGGAACCCTTCTACAAGTTCCATTGAAGCGTTGTTTAAGCTGTTCTTCATTGCGTCAATTCTCGCAGACAAGTTATCCGTCTGTTCTTGCGCAATCTGTGAAGATGAGCCATAAGCACCTGATATCGTTTGTGCGAAGGATTGATAATCTTCATCTGTCGTCGCAAGGATTGCATCTAATGCCTGTACTCCTTTTCGAGTGAAGATCATGCTTTCATAGCTCTTTAGCTGTTCATCACTCAATTCGCTGAATTTTGTTCGCAATTGGCTGATGATCTCGTTTAACGGAAGATAGTTACCTGATGCATCATAGACAGATATTCCAAGCTCTTTCATTGCGGCACTTGCCTTGTCAGTTGGAGAGGACAGACTTCTCAGCATTTGTGCTAAGCCAGTACCTGCTTGAGAACCTTTGACACCGTTAGAAGCCATGGCTGTTAAAGCTGTGGCAACATCGTCAAGAGAATAACCTGCCATGCCTGCTGTTGCTCCGACATACTTTAAGGATTCGCCTAAATCTGCTACATCATGAATACCTGCGTTTGCAGATGTAACAAGAATATCTGCAATGTCAGCAGCTGAATACATTTCTTTATTTGCCGCACTCGCATTTTCTCTGAATGAGTTCAAAGTTGTAACAACAATGCTCGTTACATCTTCAAGGTTTTCACCAGAAGCCGCCGCACCATCTAAAACGCCTGTTGTGTTTTCAATGATATCATTTACACTCCAGCCAGCTTTTGCTTCTTCTTCAAACGCTTGTATCAAGTCTTGCGCACTGTATGCAGAATATGTCTGTGTTTCTGAAAGCTTTAAAGCAAAATCCTTTAACCGTTTGATCTCTTCCGATGTTGCACCACTCTTGGCTTTCAATGAGTCCAAGGCTTTTTCAAACGATACAGAATTTTTAACACCTGCACCCATTGCGGCTGTAATGCCTGATGTTGCAATCGTGAGTGTATCTCCAAACTGTTTTACTCTGTCTCCTGCAGATTTGATTTTGTTCCCAGTATCTTCAACGCTTTTACCCCAAGCAATAATGCCTGTTGCGTTCTTCAACTGATTTTCAAAGTTGTAGAGTTCTGTCTCTGCTTCGTTTAGCTTTTGTTTCCACTCCTGCGTCTTTGTAGAATTTTCTCCGTAAACACTCGCAGACTGTTGTACTTCATTAGAAAGAATCTTCACTTTCTCTCTAGCGTTCTCTACCTGTTCGCTGAGAATCTTTGTTGTCTGTGCGTTTTTCTCTTTCGTGTTTCCGTCTAGGTCAAATTTTGCTTTTACCTTGTCAAGTTCCGAAGCAAGTAGCTTTTCCTTCTGTGTAACTTGGTCAAGTGCATTTACGTTGACAAGTTGTTTATTCAAGTCAGCAAGTGCAGCTTCTGCTTTCTCGACACTCGCTTTTGTCTTTAAAGTTTCAGAATTGAAAATACCTAACTGGTCAACCTGCTTCTGATAATGATTTGTCAGTTCGGCAATGTACTTCTGTTGCATTTGAATCTGATCGCTTAGATTCTGTGCAGATTGAGTGTTATATCTCTGTGCATTATTTGTCTGCTCAAACTGGGCGGCAATTTTCTTCTGCTCTGCTTGCAATGATTTTAACTGCGCCACTATGTCTTTTATCGCTTGTTTATAACTTTTCTCGCCATCTAACGATATTTGAGCACCTACGCTTGCTTTTGAAGCCATAAATTACCACCTTTCTATTTGATATTGGCAAATGCCATTGGATCCTTGCTTGACAGCTTATGAGTATTCTTTGGGTCTAGTAAGCCTTGGTCTATCTGATAGCATGTAATCATATCCATCATTTCTCCGTATGTTGTTATCAAGACTTCCTCTTTGGTCATGTTGAACTTTGACCGACCATAATAAATAAACCACGCAATGTTTAATTCAATCTTGCGTGGTTTTATGCCTTTTTTCCTTTACCTGCTTTTGCCTTGATTGCTTCGCCTTCGACTTCTCTTTTTGTTCCAATTGTAATAGCTTGTAGACATTCTTCAATCCATTTTGCCTGTTCGTCTACATCCATGAATGAAATTTCTTCGTCTGTTACATAGTCCTGCTGATATTGCTTGTTCATGAAATGAAGTCTATCTTCATAGTTTGCCTGCATCAGCTTGCCAATCTTGATATAAGTCTGCCATGCAGTATCGTTGTTGTCGTCTGATATCAGCTTGTTAAGATTTGCAAGATTTCTGTTTTCACACAAATCTAGAATCTTTTCTCTTGCTCCAAGTCCGAATAAAAAATGTCTCTGCTTTCCGAATAATTCCATAATTTTCTTTTACCTTCTTTCTTTTTCTATGGCATTCACACCATACAGGAAAACTCATACAGGGAAGAAAAACAGAACCTGCATGAACTCTCCTGTATAGCGTGAATGAATCACGCTATTGTTTTTATTTGCCTCTTGATGATGTTTCTGATGATACAATACCCAAGTATTTCTTGAGCGCTGTTTCGGCTTCTGCTTCTGTTGCAACTTCTGTTCCGAGCTTCTGCCAGTTGTGGTTGGCATCGTCTGCTCTGAAAATGTCAGCTGTCAATTCCTGTGTCTGCCAGTCAATCTCATCTTCCTGAGTAGATGCATCTTCTCCAGGATACTGGAATCTGATTTTTGGATAGACAACAGGCACGAATGATTCAACACCACCAGATAAGTATCTGACAATGTGACCATAGCCGAGATATGGAACATTCAAATCATCTCCCATTCCAGTCCATCCATCTGCACCTGCTTCTGGTGTGCCGAACATCAGCTTTCTTGTACTGTTCAAAAGACCGTCAATTGTTAGTGTAATCTGACCTTCTGTAAACTTCTGAGGTGCAGATTCTGCAACACCGTTGTTAGCGTAGAAATTATTTGCATCTCCTGTTGTGATTTCAACAGAAGCTGATACACCTCTTCCTGCTTCTTGACCTTTAGAGTAGGTAACAGTTCCACCTGTTGCGGAATAAAGTGCAATGTAAGGCTTGGAAAAACCAGTTAAGACTTTTCCTGCTTCTGTAAAAGTTACTGCCGTTACTGCCATTGTGATTTTCTCCTTTACTATTTCATGATTTTTTCTGTTTCTTTGTTGATCTCTTCTTGCATAGATTCAAGTGCTTCTTTTCTAACTCTTCTGATTGCTCTGCCTTCATAGTCATTCTTCCGTCTGAAAGAAGTGCCATGCAACACACTTCGTGCAATCATTACATTTGGCTGTCCTCTTCGGTATCTATCCGTTACCATTTTGTTATAGCCATGATAACCGGTTTTAACATCGAGTGTACCGCCACTTTTTAACTGCATGTGGGAAATACCCATACCATGCATCAAACCGTACTTCTGTATTGGTGTAATGGTATTTATCATGTTTGTAGAAGAACCGTGTTCATTGATTGCTGTTGGCAATTTCTGAATTTCTTTTTCGATTTCATTCGCAATAATTTCAGCACAAGGGAAGATCGCTCGCCCACACATCTTGTATGTGTTTGCTCCGAGTTCTTCTAGTTTTTTAATGTACTTTTTTGCGTATGGATCTACTTTGAACTTTGGCATTACACTACCCAGAACTCCCATTCGTAATGAATAAGATTTGTTTCATCTTCGTATTGAACACTTGACAGATTCCAACCGATTCTTGGGCTTGCAGTCAAAGCGGCTTGAATATCGTCAATCGTCTTGTGATATTCCGTCTTTGTAAAGAAATCAATTGTTCCGTGAATAATCTGTTCCTGTTTGCCATTGTTAGCATCAAAAGAATTATCTTCTGCATCTTCCGACCATAGAATACAGTCTGTAATGTCTGATGGTCTTGCGTAGTGATAGACTTTCTTGCTGACTGCTGTCAAAGTATTTCTGACAATCTTCAATTTAGTTGAAATTGGTGTCATAATTCTTATCCAGCCTTTCCAGTTGAATGTCGTACACTCTTAAACCGTCATTATTTGTGGTTAACTGAACCATAGTGATTCTGTACTGATCTTCCACATTTCCTGCGTGAAAATCGTGAATCAATGCGTATTGTTTAACCATTGGTCTTGCATGCCCCATGGCAGGAATCCTCACAAGCATGTCAACCTGTGAGGAAACACCTTGAGCTGCATAGTAACGATTAATGCCGACTTCTCGCTCAATATATCCACTTTTATAAACGGATTCGAGCTTGTAGTTTGGCATGTCGCCTTCTTCCGCAGAATTTACAAGATTGCAGATTTGAATTGTTCCATCGTTATAAATTTCACTCATTTGTCTCTGTCACTTTCTTGAAAATACGCATGTTCAAACGTTTCTGCATTCCTTTTCCCATTGCTTCTTCACTGTGCATTCTGTTATACAAACCTAATGCATAGTTGAAAAGAAAATTAATGTCGGATTCTTTCGTAGTATCTAAATCAGCACCCTGCAAAAGAATTTCTTCCTTTGCTGTGTTAATGCAAGAAGTAAGAATATCTATAACATCTTGAGATGGATCCTCAGGATACCCTAAAGCCACCTCAAGAAGTCTCAATACTGTATCCATTTATCCACCTCAATCAATTATTATTTGCCTGCGTTTGCCTTATCAGATGCAAATGGATGCGCTGTATCAATCACACCTGTTGGCGCTGTTGATGTTAAGGACATAGCAACGAATGCATCTCCGAATGCTGGCTTGCCATCGTAACGAGATGTGTACTTGAATACTGTCTGATCTTCAACAAACTTGCAGTCTGTGGAAACTGCTAATTGTTCTCCTCTACGTCTAACCATTGTGTATCTCTTCAAATAACCACCAAGGATTTCTCCATCTGGTACGAAGTCGAGAATTTCAACTGCACCACCGACTAATGGCATAATCTTTGTTTCGGAGATACCTGTCTGACCGTTTGCGACAACAACTGCATTTGCGTTGAAATCAACAGCTTCTGCCATCAAGTCATAGTATGTTGAAGTATTGCAAACCCAAACGAGATCACCGAAAGCATGACCTAAGCTGCCGACAGCCTTCATAATCTTTGCAAATAATGCTTTGCCTGTTCCACCTGTTGCAACCTTTGTGATGTTCTTTGAGAAGCCAGTAGGCATCTTTGTACCTGTACCATAGACAATAGCCTTGTCGATTGCGTATCCGCCTGCCTGTCCTAACTGATAGAAAATTTCATCTGCAAGGTCAATGTCGGAATCTTCAAGTAATGCATTACATACGATAACGTAAGCACCGACCTTGAATCCGTCAAATTCAATCTGTGTGAATGAAAGATTAACTTCATTCAGTGTTGCACATGCTTCTGTCCATACTGCTTCTGGAATATCGCCTGCAATTGTCTGTCTGCCCTTGCCTGGAATATCCATGACATTTACGTGCTTTAACAGTTTTGAATACTGTTCTGTTTCAGAACGTAGCATTGGCATAGCGATTTCAGGAATCAACAATTCTGCTCCTGTAATGCTTCTCTTTTCCTTGATAGCTGTTCTGATGTTAGCTAAAAATTTCTTAGTGTCTTCTCTTTCAATGAACTCTTTACGTTCAGAAGCACTCATTCTCTGTAAGAATCTTGTTTTCATGTTCTTGTAAGAACTCCTTTCCTCTGTTTTTGGTTCTTCTTTTACTGGCTCCTGTGCTGGTGCCTTTGGTTCCTGTTGAGCTTCAGCATCTGCTAGTTCCTTTTCATAACCAGAGATTTCATCACTCAATGTCTGTTTTTCTTTTTCATGTTCTGCCTTGTCCTCATCGAATTTAGCAATAGACGCTTCAACTGCTTCTCTTTCTTCGGCAGTTGTTTCTTCATTCACTTCTTCAAAAGCACTTCTGATTTCCTGTTCTCTTTTATCAAAATCAGCATCCTTTTTTCTTAGTTCTTCAAGTGCTTTAGTTGCCTTGTCGATTTTAGATCTGAGCAATAATGTTTTAAGCATTCTGTTCGCTCCTTTCCTTCAACCACTCATGAGCATCTGCAAGTTTTTGTTTCCATGCTTCTGTTTTTCTTTTTTGGATTGTCTTGGCATCTTCCTTTCTTGCTGATACTTCCGTAGTTTCATACGCTGGGAATGTACATACTGACACTTCAAACAGATTCACTTCCTTTACTTTCCAGTGAATGTCACCGTTGTCTCGGAACTCGGTTTCCTCTTCAACGATTTCAAATCCGAAGGAACACTGGTTCACATCTCCACGCTTTACACGTTCATAGATGTTTCGAGCATCTTGGTCTTTCGGATTGATCGAGATGCTACCCCACAAGCCATGAGCGTCAACTCTCAGCGTGAGTGTGCCTGCCTTTGTCCTTCCTAGAACTAAGTTCGTGTTATGGTCTATCAGTGCTCTAATGTCACCGCCTAGCGTCTTGTCAAATGCATGAGGATCTATTTCTTCACTCATGCCATAGCCCATATCGTAATTCTGGTTAAATACTGAGAAATAACCTTCAATCTTCATTTCTTCATCATCTTCTCTGACTTGGAAATTCTGATCTATTGTTCTCATTTCACGTTTAGTCATCTTCTGCTCCTTTGCTTTGAACTAATTTCTTCTGCATGCCTGTCATATCAACAGGGATATAGTTTTCTAAAACTTTGTATTCATTCAATCCGTCAACTGGAGAAAGTCCAATCTTGTCTCTTACTTCGTTTCCGTTCACATCTCCTCTGTCCTGTAACTGTGTGTAGACAGAAGCAACTGTTGAAATGTCGTAATCAAGCAATGACAAGAAGTTGAATCTCAAATACCACTCCTTCTTGTAAATGAGCTTTCGTGTCATTTCCTGTTGGATACTGATTGCAAGTGGTCTGATCTTCTGCTGAACAAAGTTATTCCATTCTTTCTGATTGTATGTTCCAACTCCTAGAACAAAAGGTGGTACTCCTAGAAGAGATGCTACCTTTTTTGTATCCAGTTCCACGGAATCGTTTAATGCGATATCTGACAGTGATAACGGTCTAACTTCTTTCACATCAATCTGGTCTGCAGGAATTACCCACGGAGAACCGATATCATCCATTTCTACAAACTCTGAAAGCAGTTTCTTTCTGCCTTCCTTTGTTGCAAATGTGTCTACCATTCCATCTGCCTTGATAATCAGTGACGGTCGCCAGTTGGATTTCATATATGCGTGCTCTGTTGTTTGTGCCTGTTTCAGACAGTCGGCAACTTCTTTCAGGCTTGATGTTATGCCTTTGCCTTTCCATGGAAACTGTTTGTCTGGATTGTAGACAAAATGCAGAATATCATCTGGGCTATACGTCACACCGTCAATTGAAATCGTGTAATCGTATCCTGTCACATCTTGGTTGATACTGAATCTTCCTGTCGGTACAATCTGCAGATCGTCAATGTACCCATTCTTTGTTATTGGTCTGACAATCGCATTCCCAGACCCATACAGAAGCATGTTCATAACAATCATTTCCATCCATTGAGAACGATTCATTCTCTTTGAAGGATGAATGTCAAACTGTCGTGACAGTTCGTTTTCGATTCTCTGATCTCCGTCTTTTGTATTAGCCATCAAGTGAATCGTCATAGAACCTATCAATTCTGCTATCTTTCTGCACCCTGATACGATTGCTGGTATCTCATCTAGTTTTGTATAACCGTTGATAACAAGCATGTCATATGCCTGTTGGCTGCATAAGAAACTTGTTGTCTTCCCTGTTTGGGAAGATGCATTGTCTCTCAACTTATATTTCCTTTTCTTGTTTTTGCTCATTCTTTAATCTCCCCACCAGTCTGAAGCCTTCTTATTTTTCTCTAAGTTGTTCAAATATCTGACACAAGCGAAAACAGAAGCATCAAACAAGTCCATACGTGACTTGTCGTTCATCTTCTGATACTGCACCATGTCGTCTGTTTTCTCGATTGCCTGAACATTGCTGACGCAGTATTCATAGGCATCTGAATGCAAGTAATAAAACTTGCCATCCTTTACGGACTTTTCTATATGTCTGAATCCTTCGGATTTCACATAGTAATACTGTGGCTGGTCTACAACATTCAGTCTGTGCGCCGTTGCCTCCATGTAGAACTCTCTTGCAAACTTTCTATCCTGTCCAATCTGTACAATCTTGAAACCTTTCTTCTTCATTTCAAGAAACCAGTTAACTGGGTCTGAAACGTTGACAGTTGGAGAATTGCACATTGTCAGCCATCCATCTTCCTTCCAGCCGAATAACGGAATGGAATCTTCCTCGGCTTTTCTTGTTGCCTGTACAATCGGAAAGAAACCGTGTGTAATAACAATATCCACATCTTCCTTGTCGTAATGTCCGAACAATGCACACGCAGTCAAGTCATACATTCTTGACAAGTCCACACCGCCAAACCACTTGATTGGCATCTTTGCCAGTTCATCAAGTGTCCACGAATATTTTCTGTCACTCTGTTGAAACTCCACAATGTCGAACCATGCTTTCATTGCGGAAGTGTATATATTCAAAGAACGTGACAGAAAGTCTTTTCTTTGTTGTGGATCGTTTTGTGCATCTAATGCTTCTTGCAGAATATCGGCTGGTCGAATGGTTACCCCATATCCCGGATTGGCTTTTTGAATCTGAATCGGATTTGTATAGTCAACATCTCCATTCTTTGCTTCGTCTGCTTTTGCAATAAATACGAACATTGAATCATTCTTGACTACACCATTTACGATTTTTTCTCCAAGCTCCATTCTTCGATAACCGAAAGAGTTCATATCATCGCCTGCTGTGGTAATACCAATCATCAGCTTATTTGTGTATGCTTTCATTGCTTCTTTGAATCTGTTGTACTGTGCAGGTGCTTTGTAAGCTGCTACTTCATCAGCAATTGCAAAGTTACAGTTAAAAGAATCCTGTTTATCTGGATTGCTTGGCATTGCAACAATCTTGATACTTCCATCGGGTGTTCCGTCTGATTTGTAAAACTTGTAAGAAATACTGTGTTCAAAAGAGTTGTTTGCAATTCTGCAATTAGGATCTTTGTCTAATCCTCTGAATCTGAAATTGAACTCCAAGAAGTCGAACGCTTCCATTGCCTGTTTCAGTGCAGCCGCAACGATATAGCATGTTGAACCACTGTGTCTCTGAATAATAGAAACTGCAAATGCAAGCGCAGCAATCAAACTTGTTTTGCCATTCTTTCTTGCAATGATAATGATTGCTTCTTTATATCTGCGCTCATTCTCTTTGTCTGTATAGTAGAACCCTAACAAGTTGTAGATAATGAATACTTGGAATGGCTGTAAGATAAAAGGTTTTCCCTGCAAAGGATTTCCGTCTAGATCTTCGCCTTGCTTGTGTACTAGAACTTTTTCCATGATTGTCATGGCTAGTTCTGCGTCATGCTTTCTCAGTTCAACATCGCTTCTCTTTAAGTCTGCGTTCCATCTTTTACATGCGTTGATAATTTCATTGCTCGCAATAATTTTTGTTGAAAGCACATCGTCAACATACTGCTGTGCGATCTTCAAATAGTCTTTTCTTTTCTTCTGCATTACAAGTCAGCTAGTATTTCACTCAAAGAAGTCTGTTTTTTGACCGTTGTGGATTTCTCGTTTACTTTCTTGAAACCTGCAGGAGTTAAACCAAGGTCTCGCCAGTATTGAAGTGAATCTCTGTCTAATTCGTTGATAATCGTCAGCAATGGATTTCTAACAAGGTTAGTTGAACCACCTTTGTTGGTGTACTCCATAACAGGCTTTGAGCCTTCATCTTCATACTGCTTTCTTGCTCTGTCTCTATCTTCGAGCTTCTTTGCAAGTGTCTCTATCGTAGAATCAAAGAATGGCTCGTATGTTCCTGCGTCAACGCACGCTTGTTTGATTTTATTTTTCCACTTTGTCGCAGTTGCCATTCTTTAACCCCCTTTCAATATTTCTTCTTTTTAAAATGGTGGAACTGTGTTTTTCTTTCCACATCATCCACCTGTGCTTTTATCAGTGCATATGGTCCATCAAAATCAATATTGTTTTTAGCCGCTGTTCTTCGTGCCAGCTCTATTCCTTCGTGTGTCAAACATGTTCCTCGCCACGTCTTGTTGTGTAGCTTCTCATGTGTTTCACGTGAGACTGATATCAAGTTCCATTTCTCCCACTGCCATTGTGGAAACAGATCTCTTGGGAAAATGTGGTGTACCATTCTGGCATCAACAACAACAGGAGAATACCTAGCTCTAACTTGGTCAGTGTACAAATCCCTTGCCAACACGCTCTTTCGTATTCTCTGCCATCTTGCACTCTTATAGAATTTATCTTCTTTATCCATACAAAAAAATAGAACAATGTTGTTCTTTCATTGTTCTGCACTGTAATACTAGCACACTATTCAAGTGGACTGAAATGGACTTGGTGGACTAAGTAGGACAAAATTTTGTTGACTATATTGTTATAGCGATATATCATATATTTATGGAGAAAAAATATGTCAGAAGAAGTAAAGAAAAACAACATAAAAGAATATCAGAAGCAGTATCAAAACTCTTATCAAAAAGCTAACACAAAAAAAGTTGGGCTGATTCTGAACAAAAAAACAGATGCGGAACTGATAGCCTTCTTAGAAACAAAAAACAATAAAGCAGGCTATATCAAAGAACTCATCTACAAAGACATGCAGGAAACAATCTCAAAAAAATTGAACGGATGAAAATCCGTTTTTTTTACTCCCCCTGCCGGAAATCCCCTCTCTCCCCTAAACCCTCTGTGGATATAAAA